TCAGGTCGGCGGAATGGCCGCCGCTGAACAGCGAGCCGCGCGCCGCCGCGCTGCGGTCGGACAGCTTGAGCCCCTGGTCGAGCGCGAATTTGTAGTCCGGCGAGTTCTCGAACCCGGACCAGTCGCCGTTGAGGAACGCGGCCTGCCGGCCGAGTGCGTCCTGCCCGGCCTGCAGGAACGGCAGCTGATCCTGCCGCGACTGGTCGTATTCGCGGCGCTGCTCGTCGGTCGCGTACTGCGACGCCGCCGTCTGTGCCGCGGCGCCGGCCTTGCCGGCCTGCGATTGCTTGTTTGCGCTGTAGAGGCCGACAACGGCGGCAGCGGCTACGCCCCAAGGCATGTTCAGTTCTCCTGCGGCATCAAGCCGCGCGCTTGCAGCTCCCGCAACACGTCGGTGTCGGGAGTCCACGTTCTCGGGTGGGGTTGCACCTGCATGTCGCGCAGCAGGCGGTAGCGCACGGCGTCGAAACGCACGTCAGGCAATAAAAAAGCCCACAGGTCGTGGGCTCGGTCTTCGTTCCAGAGGTCAGCGAAGCGCCATCGTTGGGCGTCGACGCGGGCAAGCTCGGGGGCCAGCACGCCCACCTGGCCCAGTCCCATGCGCGCCAGCGAGGCGTCGCAGTCGGCCGGGTCGCGCTCGATCACCGCGATCGGGCATTCAAGCTGATCCAGCCACTTCGGCATCAGATAGCCGCCGGTGCAGCTCACGCCGAAGCGTCGGCCATCGCGCGGCCACTGCTCCGGTAGGAACCGGAACGGGTCATGCAGGCAGAGCGTCGTGTCCGTGGTGAGGAGGTTCGCCAGCCACGTTGTGCCGGACCGCGGCAGGCCCAGCACGCAGAAGTCGACGTTCATTCGCAGCAGACAATCAGGGTGATGCGTGGCACCGGGGAGTCGTTGTCGACACCATGCAGCACATCATTTCGAAACTCGTAGACCTCGCCCGTTTCCGGCCGAAGTTCGGTTCGGTGTCCGTCGTGCTCAAACCAAAACACCTGGTCCGCATGCCCGCTGATCTGCACGCCGATCTTGCGGTACGTCTCGGCGTGCCAGCCGCGGTCGATGTGCGGTTCGACGCGGCCACCGGGCGGGATGCGCGTCACCAGCACGCCGCCCAGCTGCGACGCGCCCGCGAGCCGCTTGGCCTGCCGCGCCAGCGACCACAGCGCCGGCACCTCGGTCACGACCGGATACCACACCGACGTGTGCGGGCCGTTGAACGCCGCCGCATCGCCGGTGAAGTTCTCCCAGGCGTTGTAGCGCACCCAAATATCGTCGACCTGCCGGTGCACGTATGCCTCGCGCCGCAGGCTGTGCCGGTTCCACACCTGTGGATTCGCGTCGAGCTGTTTCACGGCCGCGCTCACGTCGAGCCGGCCGATCAGGCGAATCGGGCTCATGCGTGCGTGATGTGCTCGATGCCCCAGTGCCCGCCGCCATTGGGCATGGTGACTTCGGTCCACGTTGCGCCGTTGTCGGTCGACTTGTAGACCCGGGAGTTGCACATGGCGACAGTGATCCCGTTGCCGTAGGCGAACTTGATGACCGCATCGTCATGGGCTGCGTCGATCGTGACCTGCGAGAACGTCACGCCGTGATCGGTGCTGCGCAGGATGCGCGTGCCCAGCCCGGGGCTACCCCCTCGCTTGAACAGCATCACGCCGTTCACGGAGATCGCACCGCCTGGCGAAATGTCGTGTGAATACCCGAGGTCAGTGTGTGCCCACGCTGCGCCGTCCGTTGTCCGGTAATAGCCGTTCAGCGTGTCGAACACGACAGCCGCAGCCGTGGTGCAAACGATCGGCGAATAAATTTGCGGGCTGCTGAACGACGAGTCGTGCCAAATGGCGAGGTCGTCTGAATACTTGAAGGTGCCTGCGATGTTGAAGCTGATCCACTTGTCGCCCAGCCGGGCAATATCAATGGGGCCGCCGATCGAGGTGAGCAGGAGCGACCATGTCGCGCCTTGGTCGAGTGTCTTGTAGAGCTTGCCGCCATTCGTTCCGCAGAACCCGATACCGGAGATATAGCGCAGGTAGTAAATGGTGTCTGATGCGTTGACGGTGACACTTGTAGTCGTCACACCATCCGCATAATTGAAATCGGTGAACCGCTCAAGCAGGCCGGAGCCAGTGTTGAACTGCCCGTTCACGACTGCGCCAGCGCCTAGCTGCTTGGGATAATTCGCATCCTCGATATAGGGGCTTCGCGTGGTCGACGTGCCCCATGATGCGAGGTCATTGCTGGAGACATACAGGCCGTTCGTGCCGCCCGCGGCGAGCGACTGCACGGCAATCCATTCGCTCGTTAGCGCGCTGACGATGACGACATCGCTGTAGCTGCGCGACGCGCACCCGGTCGTCAGCGTCAGGGTGATAGCGTAGGCGTTGGCCGTCGTGGCGGTGCCCGTCACGCGCCCCATCGCGTCGATGCTGGTCCCGTCCGGCAGGCCCGACGCGGTGATGGTGTATTGCTGCCCCGGGTAGGACGTCGTGATCGTGTACTGGAAGTCGACCGTGTCGCCGACGTTGTAATCAGGCATGGTGCCGGCGATGGTCGGCGCGACTTCGGCCGAGGCGACGCTTTCCTCGCCGCCCGTGCTCGCCACGACCTTGAACCCGGCCACCGTGACCGGGTTGCCGTCCGCGTGCAGCACGCCGGTGCGGATGCGCCGCGGCATGATCTCGCAGCCTTCGTACACGAAGCCCCACGCCAGCCGGTACAGCTTGCCGGTCTGGAAATCGCCGCCGACCCACTCGTTGCCCCACTTCACTAGCGTGTTGAGGCGCCAGCGGTTGAGGCCGAAGGATTGCCGGCGGTGCCACTTGCCGGTCACGACGTCATAGCCCCACGTCTGCCCGTCGCCCCAGGTCACGTAGTAGACGACGTGGCCGCGGTCCTCGTAGGTGAAGGCGAACGCCTTGGCTGGATTGAGGTCGCGCCAGGCGGCGGCGAGCACCGGCGTGCCGATCGGGACCGGCGTGTAGCCGTTGAGCCGGTATGGCACGCGGTCGTCGCCGACGAAGAACACCGAGTTGTCGAGGCGCCGGATCGTGTTGCCGTTGATGCAGCCGCGCTCGATGACCGAGCCGCGCTGCAACTGGAATGCGGTGCCCGCCGCATTGTTCTCGGGGTCGTTCACCCACGGCTCGATCGTGCGGGCGCCGAACACCAGCACTTCGTTGTGCGAGGCGACGAGCCCTTGGATCGCATCGGGCGAGGTTTCCGCGCCGTAGCGGTCGAGCGTGTTGTAGCTCAGCGCGTCGACCAACTCCGAGTGGTACCAGAACCGGCCCAGCGGCTCGACGCCGACGATGTACTGGTTCAGGAAGTCGCAGGACTTGAACCCCGCGAAGCCGTCGTCGGCGATCTGCGAGAAATCGGCCGTGACCGTGTTGTAGACGTAGCCGCTCGATCCGTTGCCGACGACCAGCTGGTTGCCGTCCGTGATCTGGTTGTAGGCCATGCACACCCGGCCGGTGCCGGGGATGGTGCCGCGGTTGGTGGCCGTGCCGTTGCTCGCCACTTCGTAGAGCGCGGTGCCGGACACCACGAACAGCGTGCCCTCGACGCTGATCGCGCCGCGGTGCGGGCCGCTGCCGATATTGGCGAACACCTCCATGCCGGGCGCCGTGCGGTACAGCACCCGCGAGCGCGTGCCGGCCTGCTGCGCCGGGAGCGGGATGTAGTTTTCGAGATCCTGCTGCGTCCAGTCGCGCGTGAGGTCGCTGTAGCTGCCATCGGGCAGCGGGAAGTCGGACCAGTTGCCGTTGGCGGCCAGAATGGCGGCGGCGAGGATGTCCGCGGCGAAGTCGGACGTGTCGCACGTCTCCCACACGCGCCACGTCGCCTGCCCGAGCTGGCGCGTGACCAGTTCCTTGCCGAACGCGCCCGTCGCGCCCGCATTGAGGTCGCGAAAGGCCGTCCAGTTGCCGGCGTCCTTCGTATAGCGGACCTGGATGACGTGGTCGGTCATCGGTCAGCCGTTGGTGAAGTTGTAGCCGCCACACCAGCCCTCGCCCATGGGCAGGTCGGCGTAGCTGATGCGGGCATAGGTGTTGGCAACGACGTCGGCGCGGAGCGCGGCCAGTCCGTCGTTCGCCTGCTGCACGACACTCTGTTCGAGCGGCACCTTGTAGCGGGGCTGCAGGTAGAGCGCGAGGTTCGCGGCAATCGCGCCCTCGGCCTCAATCGGCGCCGGCAGCGTGTCGGTCGGCGCCGTGACGCTCGTCCAGCCCAGGGAAACGCCATCGGCCTCCCAGCGGGCAAGCATCTTGTTCAATTCGCGGATGCCGTCCTGCATTTCCTGCGCGCTGACCGATTCGGTCGCGTCCTGCACGCCTAGCAGCAGCAGGGCATCGCGGACGATCGCGGACACCTGGGTCATGGACGGCTCCAAAAAGAGCGAGGGCCCCGAAGGGCCCCCGCTGGGTGCTGCAGGTGGATTACTCGGTGACGCGGCAGGCGTGGTTCGGACGGATGCCCGCCGGCAGCGCGAACAGGACGTCGATACGGGTCGATTCCGTATCCGTCTGACCGTTGCCGAAGGTCATCACGCGGACCGAAATGCCCTTGACCGTCGCGGTGTAGCCCTCGCAGCCGGCGAGCACCGGCAGCGGAGCGAACGCCGTGGCGAACGCGTCCTTGTGGAACACGAGGTTCTGGCGCTTGGCCTGCGACGCGGTGCCGAACACCGTGATCGCGGCGCCCGCAGCCGGCGACGCCGTCACGGTGCCGATGAGCGAGGAGGTCGTCGGGGTGATCGCCGGATAGATCGACACGTTGCCAGCGCCGCCCGCGTAGTCCGCGGTCACGACGAACTGGCGCAGGGTGCCGTTGTCCAGGCCCGTGATCGGGTGCACCGCATTGACGCCCGCGATCGTGAAGACCGTGCCCTTCGTGAGTGCGCCGGTGCCGGTGTTGACGGCGAGCGTCGAGCCGGTCTGCGAGGCACCGTTCACCAGATAGCCCGTGCCGGCGCCGTTGGTGTGGGTCGGGAGCGACAGCTGCTCGTAGAAGTCGAGACCCGCGAAGCGGCCCACCGAGTTTTCGGCGAACTCGGCCTGCAGCTCCTTCTGGCTATGGAACAGCGCCGCATTCGCCTCGGCCAGCGCGTCGTTGGCGTCGAGCGAGAAGTGCGCGACGCGGCCATCCTGCGGCGCCATGTAGCGCGACAGTGCCGAGCCGGCATTGCGCCACGGGGTGCGGGTGGCCGGGACGGTGCCCCAGGTGCCGACGGCGTTCGGGATCTGGTCCTTCATGCTCGACAGCAGGACCGCATTCACCTGGCTCGATAGCGCGGTCATCGCCGGACGCAGGAACCGCTTCTCGAAGTCGGAGATTTCGAGCACCTTCTCCTTCGCGGTGAAGGTCAGCGGGACGTGCTTCTGCTGGTCGACGGTGATGCTGACCGACGACTCGTTCACCGCCGGGGCGGCACCGCCACCAGCGAAGTTGGCGCCGCTGTAGACGACGGGAGTGGGCGGGATCTTGACCTTGACGGATTCGCCCGGCTTGTAGCCGACGGTTTCCTTGCCGAACTCTTCCTCGCGATCGGTGTTGAGGTTGGCGACGACGGTGTTTTCCTCGACCAGCATCGCCGCGGCCTTGCGGGCGATGAGCTGGTGAGTCAGTGCTTGTCCGACGTTGGACATGGGTAACTCCTAAGAAATGAGGTGTTACCGCTTGCGTCGACGTTCGCGGTCTTTCGCGTACCACTCGTCGTCCGTCAGCTTCGCTGCGGGCGTTTCCGTGGCGCTTCGACCGCCGACCATCGGCGGAGGCGGCGGGGTTTGGGTGACGGGTTTGGTCGGCGCGGGTGCGGCCGGCGGCGCCAGCTGGGCCGACTGCACGGACGGCGAAGGCGCGGCGCTCAGACGCGCGGCGATCTGCTGCAAAGCCAGCCCCGCGAACTGCGGCGAGGTGTTGGCGTAGGCGAGCAGGTCGCTGGGGGTATTGCCGAGGTGGTAAGCAATCGCCGGCCCTTGCGGGTGTGCGGCGATGGCGGCCTGCAGTTCGAGCGGCAGCGGAGGGATGGAGCCGACAACCTCGAAGAAATCGTCGTGGTCGTTGGCGAACTCGGCGACCTTGTTTTCGTAGGTCTGCCAGGTTTGCTGCTCACGAGCCTGCTGGGCGCGCTGGTCGTACAGCTGGGCGGCGCGACGCTCTGCCTGCTGGTTGACCCATTCGGTGTCGGCCTGTTGCCAGGCGTTGAAGTCGTAGCCGTGA